AGGCTGTCTTGCAGTTGGTGTGGTCGATGTAACGCATCGTGGTTTCCTCCGTTTGTGTGTATTTCCTTTCGGTAGTGTATATATCACTCTAAACGCCTGAAATAGCAAGTCATTTCTGCGATATAAACCGAAGTATTCTACACAAATATTCGGGCTCGGAATTGTGTACTTTATGCCTCTCCGTAGAGGATGAAATGCACATATTCCTTGCGGTGCTCCTCGATGAAAACCACCAGCTCAAAGAAGTTCTGCTCGTAGGCCAGCCGCTGCACCATGTTCGTATCAAACATGTTCGTCAGGCCGGTGTCCCGGATGGCGAGGATCTGCTTTTTGATCGTTTCATTCATCGTCGCTCACCACCCTGCAAAGGTCTGCGCCGTATGCGACCGACAGGCCGGAGCCGTTGTCCCATGCGACCATAATGGAGCCGATGTCGTCCACGCCGAGGACCGTTCCTTTCGTCCCGATGGGAGGAGCCTGAACATCATCCATCTGCAGAAGCTCTACCCGTGTACCGGGCTTGTACCGGCGACGTAAGCCCTCAAGGGCCGCTTTTGAGATCACTCGCATGTTTCTACCTCCGTTTTCTTTACGCCGCTCTTGAAGGCCGAGGAACCGGAGAGGTTGCGGAGCAGGATTTTGCGCTCGGTCTTGTAGTCATCACCGATGAAGCCCAGCCTCAGAAGGAAGCAGCGGAATGCGTACTTGTCGTTGTCGACCGGCTTTTCCTTGGCGGTGATCCGTTTCTGGTTTAGGGCCATTTCACATAGGGCTGCGATGAAATGCGAGTAGGCTTTGATCTCTTCGGGAGAGGGCAGCTCCTTGAACCACGGGAAGACGATGCGGTCTTCCTTGAGCTCAATGCGGATGTCCTCGACGCCGAGGGCCTTTTTGATCAGCTCGCCTTTGGCATCCAGCAGCTTGGTGAGATTTCCGACTGAGACCTTTTCGAGCGGGATCTCAATCGTCAGGCCGGTCTCTTCGGTTTCAGCTTCGTCCTTGACCGGGTTGAATCCGGCTGCGGCAAGTGCGATGATGACCGCCTCGATGGTGTCCTGATCCGTGCGCTCGTCCCAGACCATCGTGCCGTCCTTCTCGACGGTGATGTTGCTAATGACGAAGGCGCAGGTTGGCATGAACTTGTAGACGGCCTTCATGCCGACCACTTTGGAAATGATGCCGACCAGCTCTTTGCGGTCCTGTCCGGTGACGTTGTAGTGTAGTTCTTTCATGGGGTTACCTCCTTGTTTTTTGGTACTGTATATATCACTCTAAAGCCACAGAATAGCAAGCTATTTCAGCGAAATATATGTACCAAATATCGCAGGAAAAATGTGGCCCTCATTCGTCTACATTAGCTACTTCGTCGAAGCGGAAAGTTACGCCGTCACGCTGCACCGTCACGTCTTCCGAGGAGCCAACCTGTTCGATGTATCGCTTTACGATGACGTCGCAGAACTTCTCATCCAGCTCCACGGTATAGCAGATGCGATCCGACTGCTCACAGGCAATCAGGGTGCTGCCGGAGCCGCCGAAGGGGTCCAGCACCACAGCATTGCTCATGGAGGAGTTCATGATCGGGTACGCCAGAAGTGCAATCGGCTTCATGGTCGGGTGGTCGCCGTTCTTCTTGGGCTTGTCAAACTCCCAGATGGTGGTTTCCTTGCGGCCCGTGTACCACTGGTGCTTGCCGTTTTTCTTCCAGCCGTAGAGAACCGGCTCATGCTGCCACTGGTAGGGAGAGCGTCCGAGCACCAGCGACTGCTTTTTCCAGATGCAGCAGCCGGAGAGGTAGAAACCTGCATCGGCAAAAGCCCTGCGGAAATTCAGCCCTTCAGTGTCTGCATGGAACACATAGATGGAGGCATCGCCGGTCATGACGGTTTCCATATTGGTAAAGGCGTCGAGCAGGAACTGATAGAAGGCGTCGTTTGCCATGTTGTCGTTCTTGATCCTCCCGGCAGAACCTTCGTAGTTCACGTTGTACGGCGGGTCCGTGATCACGAGGTTGGCCTTGACGTCGCCCATCAGGGTGTCGTAGGTTTCCTTTTTCGTGGAATCGCCGCAGACCAGACGATGCCGACCGAGCGTCCAGATGTCACCGGCCTTGGTGAATGTGGGCTTCTTCAGCTCCTCGTCCACATCAAAATCATCGTCGTGGATGCCGTCCTTCAGGCTGGCCTTGAAAAGGTCATCGATCTCGGCAGGGTCAAAACCGGTAAGGGAAACATCGAAGTCCTCGCCCTGCAGGTCAGAGATGAGCAGTGCCAGCTTGTCCTTGTCCCAATCGCCGCTGATCTTGTTCAGAGCGATGTTGAGAGCCTTTTCCTTGGCGTCGTCCATTTCTACGACCACGCAGTCAACCTCGGTGATGCCAAGGTCGATGAGAACCTTGAGCCGCTGGTGCCCACCGACAACACGACCGGTCGTCTTGTTCCAGATGACCGGCTCGACATACCCGAACTCCTCGATGGAGCGTTTCAGTTTTTCGTATTCCTCGTCACCGGGCTTGAGGTCCTTGCGGGGATTGTATTCGGCAGGAAGCAGCTCCGCCGTTTTCTTTTTCTCAATCAGCATATAAGACCCCACTCAGCGAACTTCTCGAATCCGCCGATGCGGTCGATGAAGGTACTCGCTGTTTCCACGATTCTCTCGTATGGAATACCGTCCACGGCATCATCACCGATGGCGCAGACAAGCTCGACCGGCGCACCGGTTTCCTGTGCCTTGAGCCATGCATAGATGTTGACACTGACGTCGGCTTTGGAGAGGTCCTTGCCGTGCAGACCACCGCCGGTCACGGAGTCGCCCATGTCGGAGCCGAGCTTCCTGTTGGTGGCACCGGAGTCAACATCCGTACCGCCGGTCCAATCACCGAGCGGATTGATCTCGGCATCCGGAAAGACCTCTCGCAGATGACCAGTCTGGGCGTTGCTCTGGCAGAGGATCAGGCGGTCGCCGTCCAGAATGTATTTGCCGTCGCTGCCATAGGTTTCATAGAGCTGCTTGGCGATGGCGGTGAGCTCTTTCTGCTCGTCGGTCACGGGGACGCCTTTGAAGATGCCGTTGTCGCCGCAATGGATACCGTCGATCTGGTTGTCGGCCAGATGCTCGTCCTGCGAAACCTCACGGTAGTCCACCAGCAGGTTCCCGGCAATACGGGAAACAGCCGCCGTCACCTCATCAGGAGAGAGGGCCACCGAGGTTTCGGTGATAATATGGCAGATGCCGTGGCCGATCAGGACCTCGACGGCGATTTTCGGGTTATTCTCTTTTTGATACGCAAGGTCGACAAGAGCACCGGCGATGCGGTCGGCTATCTTGTCGGGATGCGCAGGGTTTACTTTTTCAAACATATCAGTTTCCTTTCCGAGCGGTGAGCAGCCGCTCCATCAAATCGTCTTGTGGATTTCTGCCGCCGTACTCCACGGCACAGTTTTCTTTCACGATCTGGTAAATCTGATACCAGACTTGATTGACCTGCTTCATGTAGGTCTGGCTCATCGCCACATACGGTGAAGCGATGGCATTGCCGGTGGTGGGATGCTTGGCCAGAAAGCCGAACTCGGAGATCGCTTCCTCGCACTGAATCCATCGGGAGACTGACATGGCGTACTGCTCGATCAGCTGGTTGTTTACTAACATTTCACAGCCACGAGCCTTGAGCCAGTTCCAAGTGTCCCGGTAGACTTCCTCAGCACACAGGTCTTTGCCGTTCTTCTGAGCGGCCCTCAAGTATTCCTTGACCGGAGGAACGTCCGCTCCTTCGATTTCTGCCGGTTCCGGGAGAACCATTGCACCGTTTAATCTGCCGTCAGCGATTTTATCGGTCAGAGCCTTGGATTTTCTTCCGGCACCGACACGCTGACCGCCTCTCATAGTTCCGTCTTTTGCCACACATTTCACCTCACTTTCCGGGCTGGGGGTTAATACCCCGTTTGATTTCTGATTTTTGCGCTCGTGACCCCACGCCGCTGTCCGCATAGGAAAGGCGTAGAGATTTGACCCGCCGCATAGGAAAGGCGTAGAGATTTGACCCGCCCCACGGTCACCGGTCACCGAGCTCGTGATGGATCTTCGTGTGGCACGACTGGCACAGGCTCATCAAGTTGCTGGCTTCGTGTGTGCCGCCTTGAGAAATAGGAAGAATATGATGAACTTCCTCGACCGGCGTCAACCGGCCTTCCTTGAGGCACTGCTCACACAGAGGGTGCGCCGCTGCGTACCTGTCACGGATGCGCTTCCAAGCCCTGCCGTATTTGCGATTGACGTCCGGGCTACGCTCGTACTTGTTGTAACGGTCCCGGTCCAGCTTCTCATGCTCCGGACAGAAGCGTCTGTCGGTGAGCATTGGGCAGCCGGGGTAAGCGCAGGGCTTCTTTGGGCTCCTTGGCACATAATCACCTCCGTTTCCTGAAGATCTCACGGAGCTTGTATTTGATGATGTACCAGCACTGTTCCAATGCACTGACTTTTCTGTATCCCATTGATTAGCTCCGTTTCGCTGCATAACAAAAGCCCTGCGGGAGAGGGGCTCCCACAAGGCTTCCGTAGGTTTTACTTTGTCCATCATAATACTATCATAAGAGGCGA